TGCATGCAACTATCGCCCACCCGTGCAGTCTGTTGGCATTTTGTTTAGCTGCACTGGAACATTTGGGTGGTTAAGCATGCAACCCCATGCTCATTATTCACACGCGAAGTGGTCACGCAACACCCGGGCGTAATACATATCTGTATACGGACACACTTCCCGGATATTGTCATCAAATGGTGTTTTATTAGGGGTAAGCGTCTGCAATTGATCAAAATATTCCTCGCACCTGTACTGCTGGGCAAGGCTAATGTTGAAAAGTTTCTCAACCATCATACGTTGCCCCAGAGTGGGCGTTAAATCGGTCAAAGATTGATCAAAGTTTTTAATTAATTGCTTCCCCCACCATTTGTTCGGCTCTAGACATTTGGGTGACCAGGACCCACTGAACCCGTACAATCTCAGCATTGCTCGAGCAAAACTAGCGGTAATTGGGTTGCCAGGTGCCATCATGATTAATGAGAATGCCTTAGCAACTGCCAAATCCTTTAAGTGCTTTTCGCTGTGCATGAGATTGGACATGGTCCAAACGCACTTTAACAATGACGTGCGTGGATCCACAACGGCTCGTTCTCCTGCCCAATGCAGGTGACAAAATCCCGCCTCACATGGTCGCTCATATTTCTCAAGCTTCAACTTGAAACCGAGTTTCTGGAACAGTGAGTCAGGCGGCAAGTCACCACCGATCAGGAATAAACCGTCGTCTCCTTCTACAAAACCTTGAAGTTTCTCCCATTTCATCTCAGCTGCCACGAACTTCATGAGCATTAAGTTCGCGAATCCATTAAAAATGCTGGTCCACATGTCACCGGACATCCTAAACGGCGGTCCGACATAGGTCAAATGGGGATTCTTGACATGCGCCTTTGAGGTTGCTTTGAGGAAATCAGCAATCAACCCGTTCTGATCTGTGTGTTTCAGCATGTGAATGAACAGCTGGGTCTCGCAAATGCGAATCATGTTCTTGTCAAAACTTCCCTCAAAACTTGAGAAGTCAGTCTGAACACACGGGACATCGGGCAACTGGCTCATATAAGCAATCTTTTCCTCATTATTGCATCCTTTCAGGAAATGGGGCATCCAACCACTACCGTCATCGAGGTCAATTGCGAATCTCAATTGGTCCACAAGCGATTCCTCTATGTCCGTAGTCGCCGGTCCAAAGCGTGCACGGCATTGGAAGGACAAGCCATTTATTCCTCTCATATACTTGAAAAGAAAATACGGCTCTCTTTTACCGTGCATCTTATGCCAAAAATCATCCATTTCAGAAGCACTTAATTGGTCATAAGCCTCTTGCACACTCTTTTTCCAGTGTACAGGCTGGTCAACTTTATCGAGCCAAATGTCAAAATCTGTGACCCGATCAAGAGGCTTTATGTGCTTCTGCAAGAACCTGCGGACAAATGACCTGAATCTCCTGCGCACCTTAGGATCATGGGTGTATGCAGGGCACCATCGCTTCATGGCGCAGTTGCGGTGGTTCATCGGGTCATTTACATCTGCAAAGTATGGACATGCCTGCAGTATGCCTAAGTGTCTCGCCATAACTGCAGGTTTCCGATTTCGTGGATGAAACTTCAAGTGCCCACCTAGACTATCTTCTAGTGTGGGCAACCATTGTTGCGACTCCAACGCACTCCACCCAATGGCAAATGGGTGCGTGGGG